GGCGTTGTAAGAGACATTCTAGATGGAGATGATAGTCTGACACCTGAAGATAAAGAAAGGCTCTTAAATGAGTCCCTAGAGGCTTATAGAATAGAAGTAAGTGATAGAGACTCTGCTAGGAATCGTGAAGTAAAGCTAAGACGCTATGGTACTGATTGGATGTTTAATGCAACTGGTATAGTAGGATTATTAGCATTTGCTTTCTTGGTTTATACAGTAGTTACTACACAAGTGCCTGAGTCTAATAAAGAAATCTTTATACACCTCTTAGGGATTGTAGAGGGTGTTGCTTTGTCTATATTTGGCTACTATTTTGGGTCTGCTAAGAAAGAGAATAGATAGGTTGTTAATAACTTTCTAGGTTATTATTATTCTATAAGATACAAAAACCTTATTTTTTATTATACTATATATAGTATTATACTATAATATATATTATATTTATATATATAATAATAACAATAAACTATATATAGTATTATACTATAGTCAAATTATGAGAGAAGAAATACTAAGAATTGCAGAGGATTATCAGAAAACAGTAGTAGAGAGAATTAACGAACTCTTAGAGATAGATGCTACTATGTACACGAATCTTGGTTCAGATAGCACTAAGGCTGAGAAGCAAGAGGTAAAAAAAAATTCTAGGATTATATACAGAGCCATAAGAGACCTAGACATAGAGACTGGTAAGCTACTCTTACAACATCAAGACGGATATTAGATGCCTAAGAAACCAAGCAGAAAGACAATAGTAAACAACCTAGACAGAGTATTCTCAGAATATATCAGGAGGCGATATGCTAAGAATGATATAGTAGAGTGTATTACTTGTGGTAAGAAAGGAAACTACAAAGGAGGAGATATGCACGCAGGACACTTTATGTCTAGAAAGCATTATGCTACTAGATGGGATGAGGACAACGTACAGGTGCAATGCAAATACTGTAATACTTACAGATATGGAGAGCAATACTTATTTGCTAAACACTTAGGACAAGAGAAAGCAGATGAGTTACTAGCCAAGAGTAGAACTATTGTAAAGCTAAAAGACTGGGAATTATTAGAAATGATAGAGATTTATAAAGAAAAGTTATTGGAGTTGTAACGATAAGTATTATATTTGGAGTGTCTGTCTGACATTTGTCTTAAATCTGTAGAAAAGGGGGTATCTTAACTGATGCCTCTTTTTTTTTGCTATTATTTTTGTTTATTAAGAATTTTTTATATCTTGCAACCATATTAATCTTAAAAACAGATATTATGACAAACGAACAATTGGCAGCAATCCTGCAAGAAAACATCAAGAACCTAGAGTGGGCAGAGGACTACCACGAAAGAAAGCTACAAGAAACTGAGTATCAGCTATCTCTATTCAGAAAAGAACTAAAAGACTTAGAGATATGACCTACACAGAGGATTTGATAAGACTATACCAAGCTAGGATAGAATCAATGGCAAGTAGGATAGAAGAACTAGAGGCATTATTAGAAATAAATCAAAATCAATTAGAAAATGAAAACAGGTAAAATTACAAATGTAGAACCTAGTGGTACTTTTGAGAGTTATGGAAGTACACTCACTAGAAACAAGGTTACGCTAGCGACAGGCGAGAGTTACACATTCAACTCTAAAGGACAGTTCAAAAAGAATGTAGGAGATGAGATAGAGTTTGAGGTAGTCAATGAGCAGTATGGTAATGCCAAGCTGATATACAACCCTAACAAACCTGCTCCACAAGCAGCACCAGTCCAAAAGACCAACGATGTACAAAAGTTTATTATTAGGCAATCAAGTGTTGCTAGTGCAGTAAACTTTTACAAAGACAAACCATCATCAGAGGATGAGGTATTAGAGTTCGCAGAGAGAATAGTAAATTATATATACAGTTAGTTATGAGTTATAAAGTAAACGGTAAGATAGACCAAATTTCAGAGATTAAGATACACGATAACGGTGCTAAGTCATTAGACTTTATCTTAAAGACTGAGGAGCAGTACAACAACCTATACGTTTTTAATATGTATAAAGGTGCTAACTATGCAGACTCAGTAGATAAGTTTGTACAGTACAACAAAGTAGGAGACTTAGTAGCAGTAGAATTTAATGTAAACTCTAGAGAGTGGCAAGGTAAGTACTTTACTAACCTAACATCTTGGAGAGTAGACAAACTTGATTCTTTACCTAAACAAGAGGCAGTAACTGCTGAGGCATTTGCTCCTGATAGAGAGGATTTACCTTTCTAGAAACTAATGGGGGTAGGGTAACTTATCCCCTTTTTTATTACCTTAGACAAAAAAACTGACAGATGCTTATAAATTTTGAAGAACAAATAGGAAAACTTAGAAAGGTAAGGACAGGACAAATTAAAGAGGGATTAAGATTAGACATCCCACAAATAGACCAACACTTTAGATTTAAGTATGGTAACTTTAATGTAATACTAGGACACGCAAACGTAGGTAAGACTACAGTCATATTATACTTGATGTTATTATACTCTAGAAAGCATAACATAAGATGGTTGGTATTTAGTGCTGAGAATGAGCCTTACTCACTAATAAGAAAACTGGTAGAGTTTATAGAAGCTAAACCAATTAATAAAATAGAGGATGATATTTTTGACAAGAGAGTAGCTTGGATTAATGACCATTTTAAATTTGTAGAACCTAATGACCTATACACATACAAACAAGTGTTAGAACTTGCACAACACGTTAAGAACGCTTGGTCATATGATGGCTTACTTATAGACCCTTACAACTCTCTTATAAAAGATAAGAATGTATTAAAGGGTTTGAGTGGACACGAGTACGACTACCAAGCAACAAGCGAGATGAGAATATTTGCAAAGAGTAACAATGTAAGTATATGGCTAAACACTCACGCAGCTACAGAGGCACTAAGAAAGAAACACGCACAGACACACGAGTACGCAGAGCATCCTATCCCACCAATGGCTAGTGATGTAGAAGGAGGAGGAAAGTTTGTAAACAGAGCAGATGACTTTATAGTGATTCACAGGTATATTCAACATCCTAGAGATTGGATGTATTCACTCATTCACGTTAGGAAAGTAAAAGACATAGATACTGGTGGTAGACCAACAAGTCTAGATGAGCCAATAAAACTAAAGAGTGTATTGAACAATGTAGGTTTTGAGATAAACCACAGAAACATCATAGAGCCTTTTGTAGAAAAGCAAGAGGAAGTACCATTTTAAAAATAAACATATGCAAATAGATTTTGGAAGTGTAGGGGTAGATTTACAGATTATACCAATATACGGATTATCAGCAGGGGTTTTATATTATGACCCTAACCTAGAGCCTGACCAAGACAATGTAGACCAAGACGATTTTTATCAGCAAGTAACAATAATGTTATTTGTCTTTGGTTTACATATAACGGTATGGAGGTATTAGAGATAATCTTTAAAAAACATCAAGACTGGTGTGATATTGTAGAATCCTTTGGTGTGAATCCTGATACTGCTGAGGATATTGTGATGGAGATGTACATAAAAATAGATAGGCTTGTAAAATCAGGAACTGATATAATGTACAATGAGCAGGAGGTTAATTACTACTATGTATATAGAACCCTACAGACTCTATTCCTAGACCTTAAAAGAAAAGAAGCTAAGGTAGACATAGTAGCAATAAGTGAAATTACAGAGAAACTAACCCAAGACCTACACGTTGATTATCAAGTACTATATGACAAGCTAAACAAAGAAATGGAATCTTTATACTGGTATGATAGAAAGGTATTTGAGTTAATAGATGCAGGAGAGAGTTTTCAAGGATTAAGCGATAAGACTAATATAAGTTATTACTCACTTTATAACACTTATAGAAAAGTAAAGAAACATTTAAAAGACTTATTCAAATGAACAGAATAGAAGAACTTATAAAAAATCAGATACACCCAATAACAGGATGGGAGTATAGAAAAGAAAGAGACAAAGCAATAATGCTAAAACAACAACGCAGACGTGAAAAAAGAAAAAAATGAGACTAGGAGACTTAGTAGAAAAAATAACCACCTACACAGGAATTAAGTGGCTAACCAAAAAGATATTTGGAGAGGACTGTGGGTGTGAGGAGAGAAAAGATAAACTTAACAAAATAACAATTAGCAGAAATGGAAGAAGAAATTAAACTGTCCAAGCAAGATTACATAGACTGGACTAACTTTAGAAACAATAAGAAGAATACTCTAGCACCTGAGGAGTTTGAGATGCTATGTCAATTACACGCAGTATATTTCAATCATAGGTATTACAAACCTTGTACCTGTAATCCAAAAGAGATTAACAGATGGATTACTCAAATGAACGAACTATACGAGAATGGATATAAATAAAGTACATAATTTAGAGAAAGCAGTAATACAGATTTTAAACCTAGATGGTTGGGACTTAGATTGGTGTGGAGGAGGCTTTGAGCATTACGATGCAGTAGGCGAAACTCCAAAAGGGCATCCTTGTGTAATAGAAATGAAATTCAGAAAAAAGTACTATGAGACCAAGATGCTAGAGAAACTCAAATATGACAAGCTAATGGATATGCCTGAGGATATGGTCAAGATATACTTTGTAAACGACCCTAAGGCTAACTATTTATTTTGGCTTAATGAGTTAAAGCTAGACCCAACTGAACAACTATACTGTCCTGATACTACACTATGGACTAAGAGTAGAAGCAATAAAGATGTCTACTTACTAAGAGAAGAACAGGCAACAATTATAAACTTAAACAAATGACAGAACTTAATTACTTAAAGGCAATACTATTATCTCAGTTACTTATTGAGACTATGGACTCACTAAAGGGCAGCAGATTTTATAAGGAATCAGTAAAGTACAATGTAAATAGAAGCATCAAAGAGTTAGAGCAGGTATTCAACACCAACTACAATAACATCTATGACAACAACCCTGAGATGACTACCAATGTTTTAAACAAGCTAGAGGCACTAGTAGACAAACTATCTACCTCATCTGTGGATGAACTGGTAATGATTGATTCAGTAATAGACAAGTACCACGAGAACAAAGAGTGGTTTAAGGAACACGGGGAAGCAGAATTTTTAAAGATTGAGTAATGACCTATATTCTATCTACACTAGTATCTATAATGACTATATTGAAAACTGTAGAGACAAATAACAATCCTGACTCTATAGGAGACAATGGAAGGTCTTATGGCATCCTACAGATACAGAGAAGCGTTTTAAAGGATGTTAATCGTATTTATGGTACTAACTACTACCACGAGCAGATGTTCTCTGAGAAAGCCTCTGAGGAGGTATTTAAGCTATATATGTGTTATGGCAAAGAAGTGTTCTTAAAAAAGCATTGTAGATTCCCTACAGAGGAGGAACTGGTTAGGATGTGGAATGGTGGGATATATAAAGGTTACACATACCGAGATACTAAAAAATATTATAATAAATACTTAAAGATAAAAAATGAGAGGTAACGCAATACACTATGA